GCAGAAGTGATTCTCTCCTTGTCAGAGGTAACGAACTTACCTTCAGGGAGAACTACATGCTTTCCAGCTACGATCTTGACGCCGTGAAGGCCAACATCCTCGTCAAAAGACGAGCGGACACGACGTTTCCTATTCTTATTGCGAGGCATGAACACATCTCCGATAAACGGACTGAAATACCAGCCCTAAACATAGAAGTCACCCGTGACGAAACACTCGTCACGGAACACTGCATGGGTCTTAAAGACCGTACAGGTCACGCAGACCCGCCACGACCCACGACTTGCGGAAGCTACGAGGTGACACGGTTTCAACCGTCTCATCCCCTGAGGACAACATTGCACAGGCCACGTAGACCTCTGGGAGGTCGTGCTCAATAGCATACAAAACCTCTTGGATCACCTGGTCCTTGTCATGAAACCACAGCAGGAGCCCATCACGAACAACCTTAGGTTGGTATTTCGCTGGTTCCATCTGCTGCAGCCACCGATAGGTATTGAAGACACCCTTCCACCGTGTAGGCGGGGCATCACGTAGCCCAAGACGTTTCTTCGGGAGTCGTCTCTCATGACCAGTCATCCTGATCAGAATACGATTCACCGGTCGAAAACCCACGGCCAAACCATCAACGCGATGTTCAGAGTGGTGTTCCATTTGTAAGAACCGCACCTGACAATCCGAAACGAGGTTCTTGGCAGGGTCCATCTTGATCAGCATACCTAACTCATCGAGAAGCACCGCTGAGAGAGACGGAATGTCAACGTTGTTAAACACAGCGAGACCATCATCCCCATTCACTTGCACGTCAAGCACGGAACCACCACACCTTCGTGCGGCATAATGCAAGACCCACAAGTTCACGTTGCTCCCGACCCAGTTCGTCCATCCCGAACCGGAGGGAATACCCCCAAACCTCTGAGTCCCGTCAAGGACTTCATCAGGGAGGATAATCCCCGTGCGCATAAAGGCTTCGGCAAGGAAGTCTACAGCGCATTTCGACTCCGAAGTACACCAGGATGCCATAATCCCAAAGAACCGAACAAGCACTTCAGGTGGCACACTTGCATCGAATTGCGTGAAGTCAAGTGACAACTTCAACGCTCCTGGGTTGCTGTCAAGCATCTGTGTCACGGCAAGATCCACATCCCCCTGCCCTCGCCACGCCGCGAACGGTTTAAGTTCGCGGAAAGCGCGAAAGAACGGGACCTGGAATCTCTTCTCGTGGTTAACGAGAACGCGACTGTACATTGACAGCGCACGACTTTTCGCATACTGATGAAAACCCGCAGCTGCCGTGCGATATGTTCCAACGCACGGATAGTCCGATGCCTCTGCGAGCGGGAAACCCCCAAGTTCCAATCTGGCGGATTCCAGATAGTAGTAGTGGAAGTTCGCCTCATGATCCGTCGTGCATCTCGGAAAGCCGAAGTTGGTGTCTGTGCGTAGAAGGCAGACCGCATCATC